TGACGACATTGAGGAAGCACATTCGCACGTTAACTTTGAATCACTTTCAAGCAACCGTGCTGCATACCGTCTGTCTGACCAGTTTGACGCAGACGTACTTGGTTACTTGACTGGCTTTAAACAAGCTGCAATTAGTGGTAACGCTAATGTAGTCAACAACATTGTTAACGGAACTGTTGCTGTTGCCACTGCTGGCACAGATGAACTTCTTACTTCAATGAAGTTGACAGCCGCTGACTTTAATGCTGGTAACGCTGCTAACTGTGTGGGCTTGAAGCCTCGCGCATCTGAAGCTGTACCAACAGGTGCTGGTGTTGCTAACCCACTGACAGTGATTGCACGTATGGGTCGTCAACTTGACCTCCAAAACGTAGAATCACAAGGTCGTTGGCTAGTAGTTGACCCAGTGTTCGTTGAGCTACTGAAAGATGAAGACTCACGTTTGTTTGATTCAGACTTCGGTGGTTCTGGTCTTCAGAACGGCTTGATTTTGAATAACCTGCATGGATTCCAAGTTCATGTTTCTAACAACCTGCCTTCTATTGGTACAGGTCCATCTACTACAGGTGGAACTAATGCTAATAACTTTGGCATGATTGTTGCTGGTCATTCTTCATCAGTTGCTACTGCTGACCAAATCAATAAGACGGAAACATATCGTGACCCTGACAGCTTTGCTGACATTGTCCGTGGTATGCATCTGTATGGCCGCAAGATTCTTCGTCCTGAAGGTCTTGTTAACGCCAAATACTGCTTGCTGTAGGGGGGATTGAATTATGGCACTAGGTGATAATACACTCCAAGCGGCACGTGGCAACTCGCAGCGTGGTCGCAACCCATACATGGTTCAGACAGAACTGAACTTTGCTACTGCTTTGACTGACAAAGGTTCTGCTCTTGCAGCAAACGATGTCATTCCAGTCATTGCTGTCAAAAAGGGATTCATGATTATGAATGCTGGCATTGAAGTTGTTACTGCTACTTCAGCAGGAACTTCTACTGTGGATTTGGGTACAGGCGTTGATGCTGATTGTTTTGTTGATGGTTTCAACAGTGCATCAGGCACAGCAGCAGGTACTGTAGCACAAAATGCTGCAGCTTACCAGCCACTGATGTGTGTTGCAGATGACAACATCGACCTGACTTTGGCTACACAATCTGGTACTGCTTTGACTACGGGTGTTTTCCGTATCTGGGCAATTCTAATGGATTGTACTGACGAAGGTGACTTGACTGCTCAAGAAGTAGCACGTGACTTTGCTTAAAGACTAATGTAAGGGGGCAGGGCAACTTGCCCCTTTATTTCTCTGTTCATTTAAGGATTTGTAATGGCATATGATTATTTGGGATTAACTAATGAAGTTATTGCTCGTATGAATGAGGTATCTCTAACTGCGGCTAACTTTACCTCTGCACGGGGATTCCAAATTCAATGTCAAAACGCTGTTAATGATGCTATCAATTATATTAACCAACGAGAATTTGGTTGGTCTTTTACACACCAAACCCAAACTCAAACTTTAATTCCTGGCACTACCAGATATACTGCACCAGCTTCCACACAATCTATAGATTACGATTCTTTTAGAATTAGTAAAGATTCTAGCCTAGCTTCTGCTGGTGTTACACTTAGAATTATTGATTACAAAGAATACACACAACGATATATTGTTCAAGAAAATGATGTTGTTTCTACAACTTTAAATGGCGGTATAAATAATGCCGTTACTACAATTACTGTAGTTAGCACATCTGGTTTTGACGCTGCAGGGTCAATACAGATTGCCAATGAAACAATTACATATACTGGTATCACTACCACAACCTTCACTGGTTGTACACGGGGTACAGCAGGAACAACTGCTGCCGCACATAATACTGGCGTCAATGTAGCACAATTTACAACTGGGGGTATACCCAGTCTTGTATTTAGAACACCTGATAACAACTTCGGTTTGTATCCGTACCCTAATAAAGGTTATGAATTAGTGTATGAGTACTTTGATAGGCCCACTATTTTAGTGGCGGCAACTGATGTTCCAACTATTCCAGAACAATTTAGACAAGTTATTGTAGATGGTGCCACAGCGTACTCATATCAGTACCGAGGTGAAGCACAACAGTACGGCCTTAACTTTGCTCGTTTTGAAGAAGGCATTAAACAAATGCAAACCCTATTACTTAATAGGGCAGACTATATCCGTTCTACTTATATACCGGCTGTTCAACGGTATGGAAATATTGCGGGATATTAAGGTAAGAAATTATGTCAGATGAAACTGGCCTCAATCCGTTTGTATTTGCTTGTCAGGGGGGTCTAGTACTTGACCAATCTACTTTTGCGATGCAGCCTGGAATGGCGTTAGAATTAGAGAATTTTGAACCCGCTACTACTGGCGGGTATCGTCGTATCTCTGGCTATGCAAAATGGAATCCAAACATAGTTCCACAAGACCAGAGTTCTAGTGAACAAATTTTAATGTCTGCGCATTTTGATGGTAACGTTATTGCAGCGCGGGGACGCAAAGTTTGGAAAGCTACTAACGGTAGCACAACTTTAAGCCTAGCACTGAACAATTCAGTCACAACTGTAACAGTAACGTCTACCACAAACTTTAGTACTCAGGGAACACTATTAGTTGGGTCAGAACAAATTACCTATACAGGTAAAACTAGCACAACTTTTACAGGATGCTCCCGTGGAGCTAACAGCACATCTGCAGCAGCACATCTTAATAATGCAGTTATTACTCAAACTTGGACGGAGCTAGATTCTGGCAGAACAGGCGCAGGTAGATATTCATTTTTTAGATATAATCTTGCTGGTGTAGATTATATTATATGGGCTGATGGTGCTAACCACGCTTCTAACTACAAAACTGCTAGTAACACTGTAACTGATATTAATGCCTCCGGTGCACCCGCAGACCCTAAGTTTGTAACTGGCTACAAGAACCATATGTTCTTTGCTGGTATGTCAGCCGCTACTCAGTCTTTAGTATTTAGTGCACCCCTAACAGATAATGATTTTCAAGCGGGTAATGGCGCAGGTACGATAAATGTTGACAGCCCCATTACTGGATTGTTCCCTTTTCGTGATGCATTAATTATTTTTTGCGAAGAGCGTATATTTAAGTTGTCTGGTAATACGTTAGCTGACTTCCAATTACAGCCCGTAACTAGAGAAATTGGATGTATTAACGGGTCAACCATTCAAGAATTTGCTGGTGACATTGTATTTTTAGGACCAGATGGATTACGTACAGTTGCTGGTACAGCTAAAATTGGTGACGTAGAACTTGGTACAATTAGTCGTGCAGTTCAAGAACGCTTTGAAGGTTTATCAGACGTAGACGAATTTACAAGCGCAGTTATATCAGATAAAACACAGTATAGAATATTTTTCACAAATTCTCAAACGCCCAGACCTGTAACTACAGGCATCATGTGTGTAAAAAAGGGTGATGCATACGAGTTTGCTGATTTAAAAGGTATACGACCCAGTTGTACAGATAATGTTGTAGCCAGTGGTGAAAGCATTATTATCCATGGTGACTTTGACGGATACGTATATCAGCAAGAAAAAGGTGACGACTTTGATGGTAACAACGTAACCGGAAAGTATCGTTCCCCAGATTTAACCATGGGCGATGCAGGTTTACGTAAATCCTTTCAACGTGTCATTCTTAACTACGCACCCGAAGCGGCTGTTAATGCAGACTTATTTGTACGTTATGACTACGAAGCCCCTAACGTAGCTCGACCAGCTGCATACCCATTTGACAGTTCTACAGTGGTAGCGGTGTATGGAAGTTCTACATACGGCACAGCAACATATGGTGGACAGTCTAACCCTCTAGTTAGACAACCAATTGAAGGTAGTGGCTTTGCTGTAGCACTACGGGTTAACGATAGAGGCACATCAGCACCCTACGCCCTAAAAGGGTTTCAGCTAGAATTCACAGCCGATGCAAGGAGATAAATAATGGCAGGCTATACCAGACAATCCAGTTATGCTGATGGTGACATCATTAATGCTGCGGACAGTAACAACGAATTTAACCAAGTTCTAGCGGCGTTTGTAAATACATCAGGTCACAAGCATGACGGTACAGCCGCTGAAGGTCCAGTTATTGGCTTAATTGGAGACCCAGGCGTTGCTACACCACTTAACAAAGTTGTTGTTGATGATACAAATAACCGTGTTGGAGTGTTTGTAGATGCAGGTGGTGCAGGTTCTACTGTAGAACAACTACGTTTTCAAGACGGGGCAATACTTCCTGTAACATCTAATGATATAGACATTGGGTCTAGTAGCTTAAAGTTTAAAGAGTTACATTTAGCTGGCGCAGCTAATATAGCTGGTACTATGACCTTATCAGGTAATGTAATTGTGTCTGGTACTCTTGGTGCAGACTTAATTCCAGACGGTGACAATACTCGTGACATTGGTAGTTCCTCTGCAGAATGGAAAGACCTATACATAGATGGTGTCGCATACTTAGACGCTATCAACTTTAACGGTACAGCTATCTCAGCTACTGCAGCAGAGTTAAACATCATGGATGGTGTAACATCAACCACTGCAGAACTTAACATATTAGATGGCGTTACATCAACAGCATCAGAACTGAATATCCTAGACGGTGTAACCTCTACTGCTTCTGAACTAAACATCCTTGATGGTGTTACAGCTACAACAGCAGAACTTAATCTAACAGACGGTGGTTCTACTGTAGGTACAACAGCCGTAGCTGGTGGTGATGGTCTTCTAACTAACGATAATGGCACCATGCGCCAGACATCTGTGGATACTTTTGATACCTACCTAGCACAAAGTACCAAAACACTAACAAATAAAACCTTGACAAGTGCTGTGCTAAACGGTACAATAAGTGGAACATCAATTAAAGATGAAGACAATATGGCATCTGACAGTGCCACTCATCTTGCTACCCAACAATCAATTAAAGCCTATGTGGACGCTGAAGTAGCTGCAATACCTGTTGGTGATATTACATCTGTAGTTGCTGGCACAGGTATGACAGGTGGTGGTACATCAGGTGATGTTACACTAAATGTTATTGGTGGTGCAGGTATTACTGCTAACGCTAATGATATTGCCGTAGATTCTACAGTAATTACTGGTCAAACTGCAGAATCAACTGTAGACGCATCTAACGACTTACTGTTGATGTATGATAATTCAGCTACTGCCTTACGTAAAGTTGCAGTATCTGCTATTGTTGCAGCATCAAGTGGTATCAGTGCAGTCGTAGATGATACCTCACCAGAACTAGGTGGTGACTTAGATGTTTTAGCAAGAGACATTGTTTCTAGTTCCAATAGAAATATTGATATATTACCTAACGG